CGGCTGCGCCCATGCGCGGCGGCATCCGCCTCTGACCGTGGGCTGTGACTTCCCCGTGACTGCTTACCGAACCGAGACCTTCACCGATTCGGGCAAACGGGCGATCACGTTCAATCCCAACAAGGGGTTCCGGGATATTCCCCTGGAGCTCCCCTGTGGCCGTTGTACCGGGTGCCGCCTCGAGCGGTCCCGCCAATGGGCCGTGCGCATGATGCACGAGTCCCAGCTCCACCAGGACAACGCCTTCATTACCCTCACCTACGACGACGACCACCTGCCTGCCGACTACTCCATTGATCTCCGGCACTGGCAGCTCTTCATGAAACGTCTTCGCAAATCTCTCCGCGGCAAGCCTGTCCGCTTCTACGCCTGCGGTGAATACGGCGATCTACTACTCAGGCCCCACTACCACGCCATCCTCTTCGGTCATCAATTCTCAGACCTCAAAAAATTCACCACTCAAAACACAAACACCATCTTCACTTCACAAACTCTCACCGATCTATGGCAAATGGGGCACGCAACAACTGCAGCCGTTACCTATCAATCCGCAGCCTACGTAGCTCGCTACACCATGAAGAAAATCAGCGGCGACCCTGCCGCTCAACACTACGTTCGTCGTCACCCGATCTCGGGCGAGCTTCACAGCGTTCAGCCCGAGTTCTCGGTCATGAGCCGCCGGCCAGGCATCGGCGCCGGCTGGCTCGCAAAGTTTAAGTCCGACGTCTTCCCGTCGGGCTTTATCGTGGCCGAGGGCAAGAAAATGCCCCCGCCACGCTTCTACACGGACCGTCTAACCGAGGAGGAGCAGGAAGCCCTGCGACGGGCATCTAAGGCAGCAGCACTGCCCTACAAGCCACACCAGACGACGGAACGTCGTCGAGCCCGCGCCGCTGTCCGCGACGCGCGGATCAAGCCACTGAAACGCAATCTAGGAGATTGAGATGATCATCAATGCTTACGCCATCTACGACCGCAAGGCTCTTCGCTACCACACTCCGTTCTACGCCCACCAGGACGGCGAGGCGGCGCGCTCCTTCGCTGACCTGGTCAACGACATCAACACGACCGTCGGTCGTCACCCGGACGATTACGTTCTGTATCGTGTGGGCGCTTACGATGACGCTAATGGCAGCCTGCTCCCAGCCTCTGTTCTTGATCATGTCGTCGACGGATCCGCGCTCGTCCGAAACCTTGGAGCAGATCCGCGCCAAGGACAGTTCCCCGACGCGGTCATGGATCGGGTCGAGGCCATCGCCAAGCACACGCTAACGGCCGTCGGTAAGTCGTCCTCCTAGAGCGCACGACGGTCGGGGGCCTCGAGTTAGCAGCCCGAGGCCCCCTCTCCTTCACAGCCCAGTAACCCGCCAAGGAAACCAAGCCATGTCTCGTATGCCTTCCGTGATGAGCCACTCGTTCAGCCAGGTCCCCAAGGCCGAAATCCAGCGCTCGAGCTTCGACCGCAGCCACGGCCTGAAGACCGCGTTCAACTCCGGCTACCTCATCCCGATCTTCGTCGACGAGGCTCTGCCCGGCGACACCTTCAGCCTCAACATGACGGGGTTTGCGCGTCTCGCTACGCCGCTGCACCCGTACATGGACAACGCATACTTCAACACTTTCTTCTTCGCCGTCCCGTACCGTCTGGTCTGGGACAATTGGCAGAAGTTCATGGGCGAGCAGCGCGACCCCGGCGATTCGACCGACTACCTCGTCCCGGAGATGACCGCCCCGGTCGGCGGCTACGGCGAGGACACGATCTACGACTACTTCGGTCTCCCGACCAAGGTCGCCGGCTTCAAGCACAGCTCCCTGCCCTTCCGGGCCTACAACCTCGTCTGGAACGAATGGTTCCGTGACCAGAACCTTCAGAACTCCCTGACCGTGCCGCGCGGCGACACCGCCGATCCCGTCGGCACCTACAATCTGGTCCGGCGCGGCAAGCGCCACGACTACTTCACCAGCTCGCTGCCGTGGCCCCAGAAGGGCCCCGGCGTCGACATCCCGCTCGGCACCTCGGCGCCTATCAAGGCCAACGTGGCCGTCGGCAGCTCGCCGGGCCTCGGCGTTCCGTCCCCGGGCATCGACGCCTATGCCATGACCGGCAGCACGGCGTATGTCTCCGCGTCCAACTTCTCGGTCCCGGACAGCGCCGTCATGTACGCCGATCTGACCGAGGCATCGGCCGCCACCATCAACCAGCTCCGCCAGGCATTCGCCATCCAGCGGCTGTACGAGCGCGACGCGCGAGGAGGCACCCGTTACACGGAAATCATCCGCGCCCACTTCAACGTGGTCTCGCCCGACGCCCGCCTGCAACGCCCGGAGTACCTGGGCGGCGGACAGTCGGCCATCAACCTGTACGCAGTGCCTCAGACCTCGGAGACCGGGGCCACCACGCCTCAGGGCAACTTGGCCGCTTACGGCACCACCGGCTTCTCCGGGCACGGCTTCTCCAAGTCGTTCACCGAGCACACCATCGTCATCGGGCTCCTGTCGGTGCGAGCCGACCTGAACTACCAGCAGGGTCTGAACCGGATGTGGTCGCGCAAGACCAAGTTCGACTTCTACTGGCCCGCCCTGTCGCACATCGGCGAACAGGCCGTGCTCAACAAGGAAATCTATTGCGATGGATCCACCGCCGACGACGAGGCGTGGGGCTATCAGGAGCGGTTCGCCGAGTACCGCTACAAGCCCTCGCAGATCACCGGCAAGATGCGCAGCAATGCCGCGCAGTCTCTCGATACCTGGCATCTGGCTCAGGACTTCTCGACGGCGCCGGCGCTCAACGCCGCCTTCATCGAGGACCACCCGCCGTTCGAACGCGTGCTCGCCGTCGAGGACGAGCCCCAGTTCATCTTCGACAGCTTCTTCAAGTTCCGCTGCGCCCGGCCCATGCCCGTTTACGGCGTGCCCGGTCTCATCGATCACTTCTAGGAGGCATCATGTTCGGCATCGACGACATGGCGATCGCCGGCGGCATGAGTGCTCTCGCCAATATTGGCGGGAGCATGATGTCGGCCGGCGGGGCGAACGCCCAGAACGCCGCCGCTATCGAGATGAACAACGAGCGTATGCGCGCTCAGCAAACCGTCAACGAGGACAACATCAAGCAGGCCGCGATCAACCGCGGCTTCCAGCACGACGAGGCGGACATCCAGCGCCGCTTCGTCTCCGACATGAGCAACACGGCCTACCAACGGGCCATGGCCGACATGAAAGCCGCCGGCCTCAACCCCATCCTTGCCTACCAGCAGGGCGGGGCTTCGACGTCCGCCACGGGAGTTCCCCAGGGCGGGCAGGCCACGAGCTCCGCCCCGGATCTTCAGAACAGCATGCCCGCCAACCCCGGCGCCGAAATGGGACGCGGGATCTCCCGCGCCGTCAGCTCGGCCTTCGAGGCGGCCGGCATGTACCAGACCATCGACAAGACAAAGTCCGAAATCGGACTGAATAAGCAGAAGGAGGCCGAAAGCGCGGCCTCCACCCTCGAGCGTACCGAGAGCGCCCGCCGTCAGGCGGCTGAAACCAACCTGGTCAACGAGCAGTCCAAGAACCCTCAGGCCCAGCGTGACCTCTGGAAAACCAACGAGGTCCTTAACAACGCGTCCGCCGGCGCCGCCGCTTCCTCCGCTAAGGCCTCGGAAGCAGCAGCTCGCAACTACGACGAGAACTCCGCCAAGACCCGCCGCGAAACCGAAATGCTCAGGGAAGGCGGCCGCGGCTTCGTCGGCGACACCCTCAACAGCGCCAACGCCGCCAAGAATGCCGTTCGCGACAAGGTCGGCGAAGTCAGCAACCTCACCTGGGACGTGCTCAAGAAAGTCTGGAACCACGTCTCCGCCAACACGACCTCGGTCAATTCCCCGTCCCCCGGCCGCAAGGCTACGCCCCGTCAGATCAACAACCCGTAGGAGCCAACATGTCCAAGATCCACGCGCGGTCTTTCTACCGCCCCCACCAGCGGGTCACCTTCGACAACCTCCAGCTCGACCGGAAGACCGGCGAGCTCGTCCCGATGCCGTCCATGACCAAGCAGTCCTTCGTCGCCGAGTGCGACATCAACAACATCTTGAAGCAGTTCTCGACCACGGGGATCCTCACCCACGTCAAGTCGCAGCTCGCGGCCGGGACCTACCAGGATCTTCCCGACGAGATCGACTTCCAGCAGTCGGTCAACACGATCAAGGCCGCCGAGACGGCCTTCATGACCCTCCCCGCCAAGGTCCGTCGCGAGTTCGGCGACGAGCCTGCGGCCTTTCTGGAGTTCCTCGGCCACCTGGACGACCCGGCCACGCGCGCCCGCGCCGTCGAGCTCGGCCTCGTGAAACGCCCTCCGCCGGCCTCGGCGCCTGACCCGTCCCCGGACAAGGCCCCCAAGGCGGCTGGCAAGGCCGAGAAGGCCCCTCCGGCCGAGTAGACCGGGTGCAGGGGCGGAGCCCCTGCGTATGCTCTCCTGGGCCCGCAGGGCCCCCCTGCCGAGCATCTCCTGGGCCCCCGCGAGGGGGCCCTTTTTCTTGCCCCGAAGGGGCTTGCACATATGACCCTACTTGATGTCATATGTGCGGACTGACACCAGTCAGTCCTTAACCCCCCCTACCGGAGGTATCCCAGTGAAACGACACAAGATGGGCAACCATCAGAGCCAAAAGCTCTTCACTCGGACCGCGAAGCGGTCCCACCCAAAGAACACCACGGCTGCGCCCATGCGCGGCGGCATCCGCCTCTGACCGTGGGCTGTGACTTCCCCGTGACTGCTTACCGAACCGAGACCTTCACCGATTCGGGCAAACGGGCGATCACGTTCAATCCCAAC